CGGGTCGCTCGAGTGTTTCGACACGTCCGATTAAATTTACGAGAAGTGTGTTAAAGTGGGTCTGACGATTTTCGAGGATGGTCACCTTACTTTTGAGACGGTTATTCTCGATTCGTAATTCGCGGGTCAGATCTTTATTCTCGGTCGTCCCCGAAGGCATCGCCGGTTGTTCCGGCCAAACTGGATTCTCCGGATCTTCCGTCGCTGAAGGAAGGTCGCGTAAGGCTTTGCGGTACGTGAGCCATTGTTGGTACGAGTCATCCTCAATCGAATAATCTTCTGAGAAAACCCAATCCACGTCGGCGAGGCGCCTGTTGCGTTCTTGGCGGAGTTTCTTTAGGGGTTGGGCCGCTAAGTGTTCATTCCATTTCTCTGTTAATTCTTCGAGAGTTGGTTTTGGAAGAGTGTTTCTTTCGTCGTACCAAATTAAACTTTCGTAGTCGTCACCGTTGAGGGTCCATTCTTGACCTTTATAGTATTCGGATAAAATCAATGGTATATCCATTTACTTTTACATAGGAATTTTATTGACACACCTCTTTTACAGTTATAGAACTCGATACATAAGCATTATAAACATTATTATCTGCAGTCATGGCCCTGTTTATAAATGCTGTATAATGGGTTGCCGCGGCAACCCAAAACTGTACTTTATACTCGATCGCATCTGTTCCATTACATGGTTCTAAAATTTCCATGTTCATTGATTTCATATCTCGGAGGTCAACATGGGATTGATGACTTGAAGCTTCGGGTCTATTACCAGCCGTGTTACCAGATCCTACTATCGCGGTAGCACCGTTTTGTGTTCGGAATACCCGAAGAAACATATGGTAATTTCCTCCCATATTAACCTGATACGATACAAGTATTTTGCTATTAGAAAACTTAGGTTGAATGGTTACACTAAGTCCACTGACATCAACTGGTGACCCAGCCGTTGTACTTTGTGTGTCCTTCTTTACGGCCTGCTTAACCTGAACGATCGTACCCGGTGCTCTAAAAGTCCCCCTCACGTCCAACTGCGCTTCAGGGGCTTTCCCGATGCCGACGGCCGTGTCGCTGATGACCATGGACCGCCCGGTTCGGCCGAGCCGGTAGAGTTTCTTGACCTCCGAGGGTTCGAGGGCGACGTTGTATAGTTTTGGGTTGGAGATTTGGCCATCAAAATTAGAACCGGTACCAGCACCATCAAACTGACGTGCATCAGCTCCTACACGAATTGCTTGAGTACTGGGAAGTGTAATACTTGAAGTTGGGTTGTTTTCATAATTTCCTAATTGCTGTCGTTCTAATTTAACCAAATCTATATACATATTCACATTGTTTAAACCACCGGTGCCATCCCATGTTACGGCCACGTGAACCCATGTATTCAATACTGGGGTCCATGCTAAGTCTTGGTGTCGCCCACCACCTCTAGATTCAAGACGAAATCCTGTATTGCCGACATCTCCGGAGCCACCAGTGCCTGTATAGATAGTGAAATTTGACGCACTTCCATCGTTTGTACCTATACCATAAAGTCCGTACCATTGCCCGAACGACTCAAATTTCATCCACGCCACGAAACTATGTTTACCACTTGTGTCAAAATTGGTTGTCTGAGCCCGTATACCACCCTGTGTATTATCAAATTCAAACGCCTTATCCGCTGGAGAGTAGGAGGCACCGTTGTAATACACCCCATGATTCCCCTTCCCCGAGATATCTGTGGGTGAGGAATTGACGGTGGTATCTAAATCCAGCACCAACTTCTCGGGCCTAGGGGTTTCCGTATCCACGTCGTACCGCGAAACGCGGGGAACATCGAGGGACCTTCCTAGAGTCAGCGAACCCTTATCGAGGGTCGTGGGACCGGGGGTGCCGAAGAACCTGATTCTCGATATTCCAAGTAAAGCATCACCACCTTGATTAGCGGTGACTACTATTCTGAAATAACTATAGTATTTCGTTGAATTTACGGTATGATGCGGACCCAGGGGACCGCTATACACGGGTGCAACTGCTGTATATCCCGATTTTGTTTGACCTGCGACACTTTTCATTTGTTCCCAGACATTTCCGTCATTGCTTCCGAGTAATATAAAATCGCGAGGTTGACGATTACTATTAACACTAACTGCGTAAGAATTCAAATTAAAACTAGATATTTTGATTTTATAAGGAGTTTTTAATTGTATCCATTCACCCTTTATCCCTGCAGTTGTCGTGGAACCTGTATGTAAACCAGATGTTGTATCGTATAGAGCACCGTTGGTCGTCCAAACAGATTCTGAACTTGCAGAGGTTGCACTATCACTAAAAGCTTCCCATGGAGGATGATTACCATCAGTATATTCAATACTCGCACTCGCACAAAATACTCCATGTCCTTCAATGTTTGTATCGTATTGGTATAAATCCCTAGGAGGATACTCTTGAATCCGCTCATCTCCCGCGAGTTCCAATTGGCCTGAGGGTTCGGTGACCCCCACGCCCAAGTGTCCCTTGTACAGGGTCACTTGGGACTTGGACCCCAAAAAGTAATCTTTTTGGTAATCGTAGAGTTCCTTCATTTGGTCGGCGTTCAGGGCCTTGGAGTAGAGACGGAAGTTCGCGATGGAGCCAGTAAGTGGGTTTGTACCTGCGGGATCCGCACCAATCGTAAATCCCGTACCTTGTAAATCAAACGTACTATTACTATTATTTGAGGCGTGGAGATTTAATGTCTGTTTAACATTATTTAGATAGATATCTTGAGATCCGGTAGCCGTCGTACCTGGTCCTTTATGTACAATTGCTAAATGGTACCATTGATCAGCAATAACCGAATTAAGTGGAGTTTGAACCTCGGATAACCAATAATCTACTGCAATTCTACCATTAAAATGAGTGACATTAATAGATTTATATTGAGTATTTTGATCTCCAATTATAACTAGGCGTTGATTACCTGTACTATTGAGTTTAAACCAAAGTGAAATTGTTGGTGTAATCCCTATACCCGTCCCTAAACCATGTGTCCCCGTAATTTTACCATTCGTGGATCCATCAAAAACGAATGCCTTATAGGTAGAATCAAAAGACACACCAGTTCCGGGTGTACCAGTTTGATCACCACCGGCCTTATCAGTTACAGAAGCACTTCCCACTGTGGGCATATCAGAATAGTCTTGCCCATCATAGTAGACCTCCAACTGGGTCCCCGTGGTCGCCGGCACGTTGTACACGGTCTTTAGGGTGGTGTCTAGGGAGCCACTGCCTTCTTCGTGGCCGTAGTATTTTAGTTCGGGAACACATAAGTAATAATCAGAACCTGCCGCAAATGTTTTCGTCACAATGAATGCGTAATATTTATAGTAACTGTCTGTCTGTACGTTAAAAGATGCAGACTGTGATAAACCCGTAAATCCAGAACCCGTGAACGTGTGTAAATGTGTCCAATTTGAATCGTCATTACTTCCCCACACCTGTCCGTTTTCTGGTCCCTGTGCCCAATGCGTCGCGTGATTCCTCGAAGTGAAAACGTATTTATCCAGTTTTATTTTATTCGGAAGTTCCAGTTTTAACCATTCACCATACGGAGTCGAATCAGACGGTGATAATCTCGAGGCGGTTGTTCCGGTTGTGTTCGCGTTACCGTCTGTATCATAGTTTAAACCCGAAAGAAGCATTCCAACTTCATAGTCTATCCCATTAAACGCTTTCCAGGGATCATTCCCGGAATTTACAAATCCAGCTTTGACTGTAACTTTGTACCCCTTGTACCCAGAAGCCGTAGCCGCGTCAGCAGTCATAGCCACCTCCGGGTACTTCCGCAGGGGTCGATCGTGGGGTCCCGTGTATTCGGCGACCACGTTGGAGTCCGATCGAATCGTGGTGACGTGTAAATTACCCGTGACGGTCGCTTCTTTCGATGCTATTAAATGTTCGGAAATTGTGAGTGTATCCGCAACCGTAGCATTCGCGCTCACCGTTAAATCGGTCAAAACCGTCGTATTTCCGGACACTACGAGATCCCGGCCGATCTGAGCGTTCGCGGTCGTCACGAAACCCGTTATCGCGTTAGAGAATTGGAGGGTATTCGAGGTAACGTTCCCCGTATTGGAAACACTCTGGAGACCGTGGGCGGTCTCTACGTTTATTCCACCAATATTCATCGCCTGTGCGTATACGTTTCCTGAAACCACCCGAAGGTGGGAGTCTTTAATATTCA